GTCCATAACCGCCAGAACCCCCACCACCGCCACCACCAAGCAGAACAACCATACATTCAGTCACCGCGCCAGAAGGTCGCGTCCATGTACCGCCGCTAGCAAATGCTTGAGAACGATTCCACCCGCCACCAGCACCGCCGGTACCTACTATAGTACTCATTTGTAAAGTCATATTTATTTTTCCTTATTATTAAAGAACAATTACCCAACCTTGCGTTGCACCGGAGTACACTAAGGTTACGTTTCTATACGAAACATTTAATTCAAGGGTTTGTACTGTACCCATAATTTTTAAACCATTAGAATTAATAGTTAGTGCGTTAGTGCTAAATGTACCAGCGTAGTCAGCAACAGCTATTGTGTCGTTGGCTGTGGCAGAAGTAGGTAAATAAATAGTAAATGCAGTTGATGAGGTGTCAGCTAAAATATTGTCGCCTGCTACAGCGGGGTTATACGTTGCATTTTTGTATATCCAAGAGAGTATAACTGCGCCTGCGCCGATAGCTGCTCTAAACGAAGTTGCATCTAATGCACTAACTGTGTTATCAGCGTTAAATCGAGGAAAGGTAATTGCACTGGGATTAGTTAGTGTAAGTACGTTAGCACCAACTGTTGTTGCCCCAAGATTAGTTCTAGCTCCCCCTGCTGTTGTTGCGCCAGTGCCGCCATTAGACACAGAGACTATACCGCTAACAGAAGCATTTGTAACCGCAACAAAGTCAGGTGTAGCTAAATTACTATCCCACGCAACTATAATAGTAGCTCCTGTAGCAACTGTAACGCCCGTAGTAGGCGAAGTAGGGCCACCTCGAATAATTACAGAAGCATTTGTCTTATTGATAATAATGTAAGTCTTAGATACTTTAGGCGCAAAAATAGACCGTGTAGCCCCAGTAGTCCCATAAGGGATTAAGACAGCATAGCGAGCTTCATCTGTTGCACCATTATTAGACGTTAACGTCCAATCAGTACCTAAAGCTGCCATGTCTTTAGGGAAATTACCTGCTACAGCTGTATCAAGTAGCGTAGTGATACTGTCATTTACTGTCTGACCCCATGTACCAGTTAAATCACCAGTAGTAGGAAGAGCCAGCTTCAGTGATGTTGTAAAGTTAGTTGTTGCCATGTTTTTAACCTAGTGTGTTAATCGGTGTCCAATTTGGGTCTTGTACTGTCACTGTTGTAGACCAACCCGCTGTCTGAGTAGTTAATATATTACCCCAATTTGCGGTTTGTGTATCGTCAATTACTTCCCATAAGAAGCGAGAAGTGAACGTACCATTTGCATAAACAACTTCTAAGATGTCAACCGAATTACTACCCCCACCGATATACACATCTTGAGCTGATACATCACCTGAAAGCGATACGTTATAAGTGCTACCTGCTGGGGTATACTCATCTGTTGCTGTAACTGTTTCAATTACTGTACTAATATTAGGTCCAACCGTTGCGTCAGACGACTCACTACTAGAAACTGTCTCTGTTAAATCAGCCGATATAGCAGATAGGTAAGTATAAACATCAGTAGCTACAGCGCTTTCAGTAAGTGCTGCAAGTAAATAAGCTAAACTATCGACACTATCAAGCGCTGCCACGCTCTCAGTTAATGTTACTGCAAATGAAGCTAAGGTACTGACGCTGTCAACGGCTGATACGCTCTCAACTACTTGCTCTACATTAGTTGGAGTTTCTTCTACTGTATCAGTTGCAGTGACGCTCTCAGAAATTAAAACCCCATACTGAACTAATGCACTAATACTGTCAGTAGCTGTAAGAGACTCTATAAGGTCTGCATAAGTATTTCTACTAGGTACTGGTGTTAGCCCTGCAAATGGTGCTTCTGCAAATGCAGTAAAACCAAATAAGTTAGCTACTTCATTTGCGGGTGATTGATATATATCGGACGCTGATACTGATTCAGTAATAGACTTACTATAAACAATACCCGCTGAGTAAGCGTCTGAAGTCGTAAGTGACTCTGTTATATACCCGTGATTATCTAAGCCAATGTAGGAGTCAGTTGCACTAAGCGTTTCTGTAACGCTCGCAACAATAGTAATCGGACCGCTATTGGGTAGCTGTGCAAACGGGTACTCTGCAAAAGCTATTAGCCCAAACATAATCTTATGGTGCTACTGGAAAGTCTACAGTGAAAGGAAACCCTGCCTGCAAGGTAATGTCACGCAGTGATTGTCTATAAACCGCCCACGCTAAATTATCAACAGGTGCATCAGCTAATTGTGTCCAATCTGACTGCGTCAGTAGCATATTGCGTTTATAGCGTACTTCATTGGCTTTTTGTGTTTTCTCAGCGTCTAGCTCATCTTGTGTTTTAGCTTCAACAATAACGTCAAACACTACACCACCTTCAATATATGGCTCAACAAAAGTGAGTTTTTCTATTTGTGAATGCGCTTTATCAGACTGTATCTGATAAGCATTGCGCTCTTGCGCCCACATTAAATCAAGACCTTCAGGTGGAAACGATACGTTAGGAAAAACCTCTGTATGCTCACCATGAGATAGGATTTGGTTATTTTCAATTATGGCTATTTTCATGTTTTATGGTCCGTATGTTGGTAATGGTGCAGTAGGTGGTGTAAAATTAGACGTATATCTAGCGACACCTTTTGTAACGCGCAAGTCATATAAATAGCCATTGAAATTATATCCCCCACCTAACCCTTCTCCCCCTATATACGGACGATTTGCTCCACCTAAATAATTATTGGAATCCGCGTATGTTGAACCAGTTTGGCTACCATCTAAGAATAATTTTGTTTGACCGGATGCTCTGCATAACGCGACATATTGCCATGAACCCGTTGTTATCGTGGCTCCAGTAATTACATTTGACCCGTCAACAAAGAAATTTAGATTGCCAGCGATTGCTGTATATATAACAGGATAAGCACCAGAAACACTAGGTCTCATATCATATAATATTTGGACATTGGGACCAATTGAGTTAGCTCGCATCCAAAATTCAATAGTGAAATCTCCTGTTCCAAAAGTAAAGCCAGAGCTTGTAGCACACTTCAAGTAGTCCTCGATACCATCAAAAAAGACAGAACTGCCACCGTATTTACTTTGTGATGTACTAATTACCGTATTGCCAAATATTGTAGTTCCAATATTATTACTAGATGAATCCTTGATATTAGTCGTTGTTCCGTTCGCGCCATTACCAACAAGCAAATATGATACATTCGCCCAATAAGGGTCACCGCCCCCACCAGTAGCCGCAAACCTCGATAGCATACTCATCGCACAAACTTCCCATAAATAGTTGTACCTGCATCGCGAGTCCAAAGTAAGCACCAGTCTGTACCGGAAGTTTGCAGGGTCACACCATTAGACGCAAATGTGGTTGTCGTTGCACCCGTAGAGGTAATCCAGTTAATAGTCGGCCATGTAATCGTACCTGCTGCGCCTAAGTTAACGCCTTCAATTAAAAGCTCACCTAAGTTACCCGATGGCGGCCAGTTTGTAATTGAAAGTGTAGGACTACTTGAAGCCGTTGGTGCCCAGCGTTGCTGTGAACCGTTGGTATAATCTAAAGCTGCTGTGGTAGTGCTATTGTAGTAAACCCAACCAGTATCTTTATACATCGTCCGAGTCAGTGAATAATCACCGCCCGTTAAGTTACCACCTAGTGTTGATGCGCTAAATGTAATGCCAGAAGGTAATGTAGGCGTACCAGATAAATTACCTGCTGTACCTGTTGTATTTTGGTTAAATGTAGGCCATGTGAATGTGCCTGAACTAAAGTTACCGCTGGTCGGGGTTCCAAGTATAGGTGTTACAAGTGTAGGGGACGTTGCAAATACGGCAGCTCCTGAGCCTGTTTCATCTGTCAGCATTGATGCTAAATTAGCGCTTGATGGGGTAGCTAAGAATGTTGCTGCTCCTGTACCTAAACCAGACACCCCTGTAGAAATAGGAAGCCCACTACAACTAGTTAGCGTTCCGCTTGAGGGCGTACCTAAAGGGCCACTAGAATATACAGTACGTTCGGCAGGGTAAGTGACAAACACATCCTTAGTACCTGTAAGGAATACAACCAATGCTCCCGCATTGCTAGAAGCTAAAACTGTATCTCGACTTAACGTATTTCCAGAGGTTGTGTAGGTACCAATACCTACTTCCCAATTAGGGCCACCTTGGTCTGCAATCGTATAAAAGGTAGTGTTGCTGTTACCAATAGCTGACGAGAAAGTCTGGCAGCCTGTCGCTGCCCCTGCTAATGTAATAGCGGTTATCCCTATTGAAGTGGTTGTTTCTCTAACTCTGTCAGCTATTACTAATGCCATCTTAAACCTCGACTAAATCGTCTTCTGCAAACCAACGCTCGTGTGAATCACCTTCAACATTAACCCAAGAAATCAAATACTGAATGTCACCTTCTTGACTTACGCTAAGTGCACTAATCACGCCTTGAGGAGCAGGGACGCTCACTTTAACTTCTTGACCTACTTTAAAACTTGCAGCCATGATAATCTCCTAATCCTGTGCGGTATAAGTAACAAGTAATGTATCAGCAGCGGCTACCGTACGGCTGCCACCAGTAAAGCTACCTGCTGAGTATAAAGTTCCTGAAGTTCCACTACTGACATTACATAAAAACGCACCTAATATAGTAGCTGACGCATTGATAGTAAACGATACTGAAGATGATGCAAGAGAGCCTGTGCCTGCAACCCCTGGATTAGAACTACCGCCAGATGCTGTAGCGGTTAAAAAAGTCACACTAGGACGAGCACCAGAGTATGCTGTACTTTCAAGCCACCCCCCATGAGATGCTAAAGTATCCCCAGGGGCATAAGTAGTAAAACTTGTATTGTTTACAAGGCCCATATACCAAGTAGCTGTATATGCAGCCCCTTTAAAATATTTAGTTAATAAGTCTATTTTGCCTTCGTTAACAACAATATTGTTAAAGCTATCGCTCCATTTTAAATTACCGTCAGCATCAAGACATTTAACTTCATATGAGCCTGTGATACTTAATTGCTCCTGTGCATCACCAGCGCGAGCAATCTCAGCGCCACTAACATCTACAGGGTTTAGTTTTTCTGATTGCATATTGTTTACCTAATTAGATGAGCGAATAATAGCTGAAGTGCTTGTGTTCGCTGGAAAAGTTATTGTAAAAGTTGAGGTTGTTACCTTATCGCTACCAAAGTCCAGTACAGCGACAGAGCGATTAGCTTTAGAGCTATTATATATCAACGCGCCACGTACTGTGAAACTTGCTGAAGTCCATGAGATATTATCAAAGCTGATATACGCAACACCACTTGCTGAGCTGACCACAGGGTTAACTAAAGACTTACCGCCTGCTGTATAGCCTGTACCTGAAATCTCACCTACATCTGTGTAAGCGGTAGTGTCTTGATTAAGCGTGGCATTAGCTGTGTACAAAGCAATTTTAAACGTATCCGTATCAAAGTTATGGATAGCCTCGTAAAGTTCTTTTTTAAAGCTGGTTGTTTGGCCTTGTAATATCATCTAACAGGTATCCTTGCTTGACCGTTACGATATGCATCACCTCTATCTTTACCCGTAGCCAATGTATTGAGTAGGTTCATTGCTTCTTCGTAGCGTTGACGATAATTAGTCATGATATCTGCATCACCTTTTAAATAGGTATAAGCTTCTAAAATAGACCCGTATAACAAAGCAGAATCAAAGTTATCTCCAAGCCACGTCATACCATCTGATTCTACACTTGTAATAGATGGCGGGTAATAGAAATAATGAAGCTCTGCGTTATAATCTGTATCAGGCGTAGGACCTAAAATAAATGTTAACTCATTAACATTGTCAGAGCGTGGACCAAAAATAGCGTAATACTTAGGTGTTCCTGTACTATTAGGGTTTGGGTATGCTTCACGAATGAAGTTTACATCTTTGTTTAAGAGGAACGTATAGTTATCATCCGCATCAATTACCGCTAATGAATAAGCTGACAGGAAATCTCCAGGGCATTGCAGATATTTATTACCATCAGTTATTAGCCCTTCTACGTTTTTGCGTAAGTCTGGAAGCTGAATTGAATTGTAGATGCGTTGCTCTGCCTCTTTAATAAAGACATCAATCTGCTCTGTCGAGAACGTATTCTCAACGTAATCTGAAATAGATGTACACAATTCATCGTACGTCATAGTTATGCCATCGGTCCGCGAGCTGTTTTACCTTTCGTTGCAGCGCCATTTCCACGAGTTTTAACACCAGACGTTTTAATGCCTGTCTGTGGGTAGCCTGCTACTTTAGGGGTAGGTTCTGTTTTAATTTTGCCTGACATAGTCGTTCTCTAAGTTGTGATTGTAACAGTGCCAACAGAAGCTTTGGCAACAAGGTAATTAGGTGTAAGTACTGCATCAAACTGTGAAGCCCCACCAACTGGTGCCCAGCCCCACTGAAATACACGACTTCCGTCTTCTGGGTATTGTAACGTATTTAAGCCCGATTGATAATAACTTGTATCAGGGCGCGGGTTACGCAACGCCTGTGGGTCATAAATTGGGAACATCCCTATTAACAATTGCGGTTGGTCATAATCCCAACAAGACGGACAACATAGAATGTTTGTTATCTTTGTTTTAATTGTTAACTTTCTAAGTTCTTTCAACTGATACCGTTGTCCGCAACGGTCACAAAATCCGTGGGCCCATTTACCAGATGAGTATTTAACTGACATGACTCACCTCATACTTATTTTTCTTACGGATATTATCTATTGCTGAAATAACTTGTAAATTATTAGGTACGTGCAATCCTGATACAATCTTACCTTGTAAAGGAATAATATGGTCTACATTCCAACTAAAACCAAACATTTTTGTTCTTAATGCCGCTAATTCGTAAGCTTCTGAAATAAAAAACTTTTCAGTCATCCCAACCCATTTAGGGGTTCTTTGTTTAATTACTTTTTTACGTGCGGCATTTAAAGAGTTTATCTTACCTTTATTAAGTGCACGGTATTCTTTCTTTTGAGCCAAATGTTTTTCTCTGTTTTTATCATAAGCTTCTTTTTTCTTAGCTTTAATGACTTCTGCGTTGGCTAGTTTGTATTCTTTTTTAGTAGCCTTAATAGCCTCTTTATTTTTAGCATAGTTTTCTCGATGCCATGCGTTTCTAGCATCTTTGTTTTTTTCTCTATAAGCCGCTTGATACAGCTTTGCTTTATCTACGTTATCCATAACTAAACGTGCATAATCCGTGGAACAAAACGATTACTTGCCTTCTCTCTATCTTCTGAGAATGCTAAGTCTAATTGCTGTTCGTAGTCTGCTTTAAGCATTTGAATACGGTTAGGGTCTACGCCAGCAATCTTCATACTTAAATAACTAGCAAGTCCTGCTACCATAGCGTTAAGTAAACGGAACGGGATATCTTGAGTATTAACAGCATCTCCAGCATTCTCTAATCTACGTAAGCGCCAGTAAACAAGGGTGTAGTATGAGTCTTGGTCTGGTGTTGGCCACACATTAATCTGAGGTTTTCTGCTAGTGGTTACTGCTGTCCCCATTTTTTTCACTCTTTTCCTCTT